CAGCAGCCGGTACCAGCGCCAGTACCGCGTGCCGCTGCCGGCCGGCGGCGCGCCGTGGAGCATCCGCCTCACGCGCACCACGGCCGACAGCGGATCCGCCTTCGTGCAGAACGAGACGTGGTGGGACAGCTACACCGAGGTGGTCTCGCAGCGCCTGCGCTACCCCTACAGCGCCATGCTGGCCGTCAGCATCGACGCCAGCCAGTTCAGCAGCATCCCCACGCGGGCCTACGACGTGCGCTTGCGCCGGGTGCAGGTGCCGGTCAACTACAACCCGATCACCAGGGTCTACACCGGCAGTTGGAACGGCACCTTCAAGACCGCCTGGACGGACAACCCGGCCTGGTGCTTCTACGACCTGCTGACGCACCCCCGCTACGGGCTGGGCGCCTTCGTGGGCACCGGCGTCGACAAGTGGACCCTGTACAGCATCGCGCAGTATTGCGACCAGCTGGTGCCCAACGGCTTCGGCGGCCAGGAGCCGCGCTTCACCTGCAACATCATCATCGGCAGCAAGGCCGAGGCCTTCCGCGTGCTGAACGACATCGCGTCGATCTTCCGCGGGCTGATCTACTGGGCGGCCGGCGGCGTGACGGCCGCGCAGGACGCGCCCAGCGACCCGGTGGCGCTGTTCACGCCGGCCAACGTCATCGACGGCGCCTTCAGCTACTCGGGCAGCTCGGCCAAGGTGCGCCACACCGCGGCGCTGGTGACCTGGAACGACCCGCAGGACCTGTGCCGCCAGAAGGTCGAGTACGTCGAGGACCGCGAGGGCATCAACCGCTACGGCCTGGTGATGACCGAGGTCGTCGCCGTCGGCTGCACGTCGCGCGGCCAGGCCAGCCGCGTCGGCCGGTGGCTGCTGTTCTCCGAGCGCCTGCAGACCGACGCCGTGGCCTTCAAGGTGGGCCTGGAGGGCGCCATCGTCAGGCCCGGCAACGTCATCAAGGTGGCCGACCCGGGCCGGGCCGGCGTGCGCTTCGGCGGGCGCCTGCTGGCCGCCTCGACGACGAACCTGACGCTGGACGCCGCCGTCACGCTGGTGGCCGGCCAGACCTACACCCTGTCGTGCCTGCGCGCCGACGGCACCGTGCAGGAGCGCACCGTCACCACCGGCGCCGGCACCGTGTCCACGCTGGTGGTGTCGCCGGCCCTGGCCGAGGCGCCGGCCGTCGGCAGTATCTGGGTGCTGCAGTCTGCGGCGGTCGAGGCGCAGCTGTTCCGCGTGCTGACCATCACCGAGTCCGCCCGCCAGGAGTTCGAGATCACGGCCATCGAGCATGAGCCGTCGAAGTACGCCAGCATCGAGCAGGGCCTCAAGCTGCTGCCCCGCAGCATCAGCGCGCTGTCCGCCGTGCCGCCGGCGCCGACCCAGGTCAGCGTGGTCGAGAAGCTGGCGCTCCAGGCTGGCCGCCTGACGTCGAGCCTGGACATCACCTGGCCTGCCGTGCCCGGGGCCTCGAGCTACGTCGCCCGGTTCCGCGCCGCGCAGTCCAACGAGGGCGTCGACAGGCCCGTCAGCTTCCCGAGCATCAACCCGCCGGACGTGGCCGAGGGCGCCTACGAGCTGCTGCTGTGGTCGGTCAACGCCTTCGGCACCAGGAGTTCGTCGCCCAGCGTCACGCCGGTCCTGGTGGTGGGCAAGACGGCGCCGCCGTCCGACGTGCAGGGCTACGTGGTCACGCGGCTGGGCGAGACTGTGGCGCACGCCTGGCGGCCGGTGCCGGATCTCGACCTGGCGCGCTACGAGGTCCGGCGCGGCGCCACGTGGGACACCGGCATCGTCGTGGGCGCGCCGATCAACAACGACCTGCAGGTCCTGGCGCCGCGCGGCGGCCGGCACATGGTCAAGGCGGTCGACACCAGCGGCAACTACTCGCGCAACGAGGCCGTGGTCGACCTGCCGGACATCAGCGGCATCAACGTCGTCGCGGAGTTTGACGACGGCGCCGGCGGCTTCAACGGCCCGAAGAACCAGACCGCCGAGATCCGCCTGTTCGAGGCGATCCCGTGGGCGCTGGCCTCGACCTGGGACGAGGCGGCGAACTGGGACGCCTTCATCGACAAGCGCGGCGTCACCATCGTCGGGCTCTACACCTGGGCCGACATGACGATGCCCTGGACGGCCTACCGCGGCTCGTGGCTGTTCGAGGGCGCGGCCGTCGATCCCTACTACGTCGCGCCGTGGAACACGATGACGGCGCCGTGGTCGACCTATGACGACCCCTGGCAGGTCGTGGAGCGGCCGACGTCTGGCACCTACATCAGCGAGACCATCGACGTCGGCTATGAGTCGGCGTCGCTGGTGACCATCGAGCCCAGCATCGACCTGCTGGCCGACAGCGCGCGGCCGTGGAACGCCTACACCGAGACCTGGGCCTACTACGGCTCGGGCTGGAGCTGGCAGGGTCCGGTCGGCCTCATCGGCGCCGAGTACGAGGTCAGCACCAGCCTGGACAACGTGACGTGGAGCGCCTGGACGCGCCTGACGCTGGGCGCGCTGCGGCTCCGCTACCTGCGCATCCGCGTCACGCTCACCACGCAGGACGGCGCCTATCGGCCGTGGCTGACCGGGCTGATCGTCAACGTCGACGTGCCCGACCGCGTGGTGCACGTCGAGGATGTCGCGGTGCCGCTGGCGGGCGCGACTATCTCCTGGGCGCCGGCCTTCGTCGGCATCAAGACCGTGCAGGTCACCCTACAATCCGCCGCCAGCGGCGACCGCTTCACCGTGACGGGCAAGAGCGAGACCGGCGTGACGGTCCAGGTGTTCGACAGCGCGGGAGCGCCGAAGGTCGGTTTGGTGGACGTGGATGCCTTCGGGCATGGTGAGAGGTACTGATGCCCTGGCCAGGCAGCTCGATCTCGACAGCGAATCTCGACGCGGGCACGGACTCGCCGGCTCTGGCGCGGCCCGCCCTGCTGGCTGCCGTGCAGGCCGTCAACGACATCGTGTCGATGCGCGCCGTCGCCGATGGTGTCGCGTCGCTCGACAGCACCGGCCAGGTGCCCGCCGCGCAGATCCCGCAGGTGGTGCCGGCCGGCGTGGGGATGCCCTACTTCGGCTCGACGGCGCCCACCGGCTGGGTGCTGGCGTCGGGCCGCACCATCGGCAGCGCGTCCAGCGGCGCGACGGAGCGCGCGAACGCCGACACGCTGGCGCTGTTCACGCTGCTGTGGACCAGCATGGCCGACGCCCAGGCGCCGGTCAGCGGAGGCCGCGGCGCCAGCGCGGCGGCGGACTTCGCGGCCAACAAGACCATCCAGCTTCCCGACCTGCGCGGGCGCACGGTGGCTGGCCGCGACGACATGGGCGGCACGGCGGCCAGCCGGCTGACGAACTCGGGCACCGGCAACCCGGGCGTGGCCGGCGCCACGCTGGGCGCGTCAGGCGGCGTCGACAGGCACACCCTGACCACGCCGCAGATGCCGTCCCACACCCACGCGCAGACCGGCAACACCGGGCAGGCGACGAGCGCGGGCTCGTTCAGCATCGCCGGCACGCTCAACACGCTGGCCATCAACAACACGCAGTCGACCGGCGGCGGCGAGGCGCACCCGAACGTGCAGCCCACGCTGGTGGCCAACTACATCATCAAGCTCTGAGGACAGACCATGGCCTGGCAAAGCAGCACCATCAACCCGGCGACCACGAGCCCGGCCAGCGACATCACGAAGCTGACGAACGACCTGCAGGTGCTGCGGAGCGTGCTGGGCGGCGGCAGCGATGGCGACGTGCCGCTGACGCCGGCGTTGAATGCGTCGACCGGAACGGTGACGATCGCTGGCGGGAATGTGGGGATTGGGACAGCGACAGCCCCCACGTCTGGCGCCAACCGATTTTGGGTTTCGGGGACGCGGGCAATTGACGCAAGGGGCTCCTCTGCGTCAGAGCCAGTTATCACCGCGTGGAGCAGCGCAACATCAGGCGACAACATGTTCTTGTCGTTCAGAACTGAAGCCACAGATACGCAGCGCGGCACGATTGACTACAACCGCTCAGGCGGATTGGTGCGCTACAACACCACATCCGATTACCGCGCCAAGGACATCCTCGGCCCGTTGCAAGATTCCGGCGCAACCATTGACGCCCTCAAGGTCTACGAAGGCCGGATGAAAGGCGCCACGCAATCGCGCCCGATGATGGTGGCGCACGAGGCGCAAGAGCATCTGCCCTATGCGGTCAGCGGCGAGAAGGACGAAGAAAACGAGGACGGCACGCCCAAGTTCCAACAGATGGACCACGCCTCGCTGGTGCCGCTGCTGATTGCCGAACTCCAATCCCTCCGCGCCCGCGTGGCCGCCCTGGAGAAAGCATGATCCGCCTGATCGCCATACTGTTCGCCGCCCTCATCACCGCCGCCCCGGCGCACGCCAAGTGCACGGCGCGCGACGCCTGGCGCGGCGCCGACAAGACCCAGCACCTGGGCATCGGCGCCGTCATCGGCATGGCCGGCACGCTGCAGTCCGGCAACCGCTGGCACGGCTTCGCCTGGGGCACCGGCATCGGCGCCCTGAAGGAGCTGGCCGACGCCGACGGCAGCGGCACCTGCAGCGCCCAGGACTTCCTCGTCACCGCCATCGGCGCCGCCATCGGCGCGCAGGCCGGCGGATTCCTGTTCGACCTGCGCCGCGACCGCGTCGGCGTCACCTACGTCGCCACCTTCTGAGGGCCGCCATGGACATCGACCACCACAAACTGGCCGGCAACCCGTTCGTGGTCGGCGCGATGGGCGCGCTGGTGACGGCGCTGCGCTTCACCCCAGGCACCGCCTGGTGGGAGCGCGC